CGTAGCGCCAGCGCCTCCGGGTACGGCACCCGTAGCGCCTGCAGCACCAGCGGCACCGACGCCTCCCGGCACGGCACCCGTAGCGCCAGCGCCTCCGGGTACGGCACCCGTAGCGCCTGCAGCACCGAGCGCCTTGCCGCCGTTCCCCGGCGCACCGCCGCAATAAGGAACAGATCGCCACGCTTTCATGTCCGGGCGTGGCGGTCCTAGCGGGCCGGCTTTGGGGAGACTAGGCAGCCGGCCCGCGGCTTTTCCAGGTATCAAGAATGCTCAATCTAGACGACGCAATCGTTTACGATCTCGAAACGTTTCCGAATGTGTTCACACTGAACGTTGCGGGACTTTTCAACGACGTCGACATGACTTTCGAGATTTCGCAATTTCGCGACGATCGTGCTTCGTTGCACGAATGGTTTTTATATTGGCAAAGCACTGCGACGCCGATGATCGGCTTCAACAATCTGTATTTCGACTATACGGTATTGCATGAGATATACGGAAATCCGCACATTTCGTTCGCGGATATTTATGCTTTCGCGATGGACCTGATTGAGAATTTCAACCGATTCAATACGGTATGGGAATCCGAACGGTTCGCGCCGCAGATCGACCTTTACAAGATTCACCATTACGACAACCCCGCCAAGGCGACCAGCCTCAAGGCGCTGCAGGTATCCATGCACTCTGAGTCGGTCATGGAAATGCCGATCCCGTTCGGCACGCCACTGACGCGCGAGCAAATCGACACATACCTGATTCCGTATAACAAGCACGACGTTGCCGCGACCAAGCAGTTCGCAATGCACAGCCTCGACGCGATCCGATTCCGCCTGTCGCTATCCGAGACGCTGTTCGGCGACGTGATGAATTTCAGCGACACCAAGATCGGCGGCAAAATCCTCGAGCAGCGGCTCGGCGATGATATTTACTATTCGCGCGAAAGCGGCCGGCGCCAGCCGCGGCAATCGCCGCGCAGCGCCATTGCGCTGAACGACATTATTTTCCCGGTCGTGCGTTTCAGGAACCCGGAATTCTCCCGCGTCCTATCCTGGATGCGCGAACAAGTGCTGACCGCTGATGAATTGAGCGAGTCGACGGCGATACAGACGAAAGGCGTGTTCAAAGGCGTTCACGCGACAGTCGGCGACCTGGATTTTCATTTCGGCACCGGCGGCATACACGGGTCGGTAAACGCGCAACGGTTCGCGTCCGACGACGAGTATGTGATTCGCGACATTGACGTCGCCAGCCTGTACCCGTCGATCGCCATTGCAAACCTGCTTTATCCGGAACACCTGGGCGACCGGTTCGTCGAAGAATATTCGCGCCTCCCCGCTGAACGGCGCGAATGGCAGGCGCTGAAGGGTAAGAAATGCACCGAAGCCAATTCGATGAAGCTGGCGGGAAATGGAACATACGGCAACAGCAATAATAAGTTCAGCGTGTTCTATGACCCTAAGTTCACAATGTCGATTACGATTAACGGCCAGCTTTTATTGTGCATGCTCGCCGAATGGCTTCTAACCGTTCCGACGCTTCAACTAATTCAGATCAACACTGACGGAATCACGTTCCGATGCAAGCGGGACCGAGTCCCACATACACAGTTGATGCAACAGATATGGGAACGCGTGACCGGGCTCACACTCGAGGAAGCCGAATATTCGCGCATGTGGATCCGTGACGTCAACAATTACGTTGCCGAAGACATCGACGGGTCACTGAAGCAAAAAGGCGCCTATTGGTTCGCGCGCCAGTTCCCCGAGGATATCGCGAATGCGCAGCCGCCTGCGTGGCACAAGGATTTTTCCGCTGTCGTCGCCACGAAGGCGGCCGTCGAGTACATGGTCAACGGAACCGATATCGAGCGGTTCGTTTACTCGCACGCTGACCCGTTCGATTTCATGTGCCGCGCCAAGGTCGACCGGTCGTCGCACTTGATGATCGGCGACCAGGAAGTGCAGCGCCTTACTCGGTATTATGTCGCGCGCAACGGCGGATCGATGCGCAAGGTATCGCCGCCGACTGGTCCGATGGGCGAATACAAACGCAAGAACGGGCTGTCTGACTTCGAATATGAAACGATCCGCCGGGAAGTTCCGCCAGGGGCGCATGACGAACGGATCCACACGAAAAACAAGTCGAAATATATCACGCGCGAAACGTCGATCGAGGCGGGATATCAGGTCGCAGAGTGCAACCGCGCCTCTGATTTCGATTTCCAGAATCTGAATTACGAATGGTATGTCGACAAGGCGCGAAAGCTGGTGATCTCATGATGACATTACGCGATCTCATTGACGAACTGGAATATTTGACGCTGACCGAAGGCGAGTTGATCGAAGTCGTAGCGACGGCCGACGACAACGAACCTTACACGCCCGTTATTTCGGTCGGCAAGGATAAGGACGGCGTTCGACGCGTAAGGTTGTCATAAATGCCCCGCACGCCCTCAGAATCCGAAATTCAGCGCGCGTTTACACTCTGGTTCAAAGGCGAGCCGGGCAAGATCGCGCCAGCCGGCAAGCCCGGCGTAATCGCCTGGCATACTCCGAACGGCGGCGCCCGATCGGCAATCGAGGGAAAGCGGTTCAAGGAATCGGGGGTCGAGCCTGGCATTCACGATTATCTGTTCTTGTGGGGCGGTCTTTACGGCTTGGAATTCAAGAAACCGGGCGGGCGACTGTCCGAAGCACAAAAACAGATGCACCCGCGCATGATCGCCGCCGGCATGGTGGCGTCCGCGACCGTGGACAATCTCGACGACGCGAAAGAGACCGTGCGCCAATGGGGACTAACTCGATTTTAAAGTTGACAGTAAACAAATGATATGACAGGCTGCAGCGAATGAAATAAGGGGAAATACGGACATGATTAAATTTGACGTTCTCAACAGGTTCTCAGGTGCGGTTCAGTTCAATGCTGAACTTGATTGTTCGGAGAATACCGAGACGAGAATCAAACTCGGCTTGGCGGTGAAATGGGCAGTTAAAGCCGGCGCGGACCTTGGCGGCGCGGACCTTGCCGGCGCGAACCTTGCCGGCGCGAACCTTGGCGGCGCGAACCTTGCCGGCGCGTACCTTGGCGGCGCGGACCTTGCCGGCGCGGACCTTGGCGGCGCGAACCTTGCCGGCGCGAACCTTGCCGGCGCGGACCTTGCCCACGCGAACCTTGCCGGCGCGGACCTTGCCTACGCGAACCTTGCCGGCGCGGACCTTGGCGGCGCGAACCTTGCCGGCGCGTACCTTGCCCACGCGAACCTTGCCGGCGCGTACCTTGCCCACGCGAACCTTGCCGGCGCGGACCTTGGCGGCGCGAACCTTGCCGGCGCGGACCTTGCCTACGCGAACCTTGCCGGCGCGAACCTTGCCGGCGCGAACCTTGTCGGCGCGGACCTTGCCTACGCGAAATGGCGCGATGGCATCACAATCAACAAACCGCCTGTCCATGTTTACGGGCTTCATTGGCCCGTGACCATTCTCGACACGCACATGCAAATCGGCTGCGAATTGCACTCGTTCGACGAATGGTCAGCGTTCGACGACAAGCGCATTGCGGAGATGGACGGATGGGGTGCGCTTCGCTTCTGGCGTGCAAATAAAGCAGCACTCATGGCTCTGTGCGGGAATCGCTAATCATGAATGAGAACCATACGCCGCGCACGATGCGCTCCTATTCGACCCGCGACGTCGTTGTGGCTTTCGCCCGCCAGAGTGTCGCGATCGACACGATAACGCGCGCCTTGGTCCTGCAGCCCGGACAGGCGGCCGGCCTTTGTCGTCGTGCGCATTCCGACGGCGAACTGCTCATGATCCCGCCAGAACTGCCGGCCGACGCGCCGCGCGCCGCCGCCGTCGAAATCGTTCACCTGCGCGAACGTCTCGAGGACACCGAAGCGCAAGTGCGGGAATTCCAGAAAGTCGAAAGCGGCATCGCGGACAAGCTGGTGCGGGTCGCCAGCCTGACGGTTTATGAGGCGATCGTGGTTTCGGTCCTGATGCAGCACGAAAAGGCGTCGAAGTCGCGACTCTATAATGCGCTGTACGGCCATATTCTGAACAGTGGTCCCGAACCGAAGATCGTCGACATATTCATTTGCAAGATTCGCAAGAAATTTGCCCCACACAAAATCGAGATCGGCACGATTTGGGGATGGGGTTATGAAATGAAGCGGCCCGACAAAGACCGGCTGCGCGACATGATGCCGGAAAATTTGACGATAACGGCGTCACCGTCATGACCCTGCGCCCCGATGCCCTTGCCTATCCGCCGCGCGCCCTGTCCAGGGAAGGCGGGACAATGAGTGCCCCACCGACCAGGTGGCGGCACTCGCGAAGCGTCACGGATTAGAAGGACGCTAAGACTTACCACGGGCGAGCACGTCTATTTGGTCGAGCAGTTTCCCGAATGAACCATTATTCTGCATTGTAATATCCGAAGGTATATCATGCGCCTCGGATTGATGCCCTGCGGCTCCTGCGCCGGCACCTGATCGTTCAATATGGACGATCAGTCCGCCGGCGGCTCTTATAGCTGCAGCCTCGTTCGGGAACCGACAATCGTCAACGACGATGCAACTGCTTGGCAACGTGCGTTCGAATGCTGCCTGCCACGCCTGAACCCACAGGTCCGGCCCGATAATGTCGCGCCCCCATTCCGTGCCGATCGTCTGCATTGCAAATCGCGGTGTATGGCCGCACAGAAGATCGCACGGCGTTTCTTTTTGGTCGCCTTCGATCTGTGCGCCGGACAGCCCTAGCGCCGCCATCATGCTTTTGAGCGGCCCTGCAAAGCGAATCCGCGTGAACCCGTGACGCTCGACCAGGTGCATTGCCGCGGTCGACTTGCCGGATCCAGCAAGCCCGGTGAATGCGATCAGTCGGCGTGAGAATGGTCCAACACCTAGATAAGCGCACTCATTGTCGCAATCATAACCGCAACAACCGTCGCACCGAATGAAGTTTACTTGCGTCTGTGATGCCTGACGCGACAGGTGAAAGAACCCTGAGACGGTCATTTCCTCGACTCCCCGTCCATGATTAAATCGGTGACGCGGCCGCGGTATCCAAACTCGCGATGATATGTGATCGCAGTCAGACTTCGTCCGGACAGATATCCGGACCCGAAATGCCACGCGTCTTGTGGAACTGGCGATTGATGCGTTTCGACCGCGACGCCGTCGATTTCGTTGCCGATCTTTTCGGTATGATGAATATGGAATCCGTGGACATACCGGAACCGGGTCGCGCCCCAATCCTCGGGCCGTCGCTGTGCCATAACGCCGGGCATTTTGCTTATCTTGACCATGTGTCCGTGCGTGGCGCCGAGCAGCACGCGACCGAAAAGGAACCACCAATAAACCGACGGGTCCAGGTCGACTGTTACGCGCGGTTCGTTTCGGTAAAGTGCGGCAAGGTGGTACGCCACGGCGACGCAGGCGTGTTCGTCGTGATTGCCCGGCAGTATCCGCACGACGACTTTTTCGTGCCGCCTGCGCGCCCGTTCGACTACGCGCTCGGTCAAACGGCACGCCGCACCGACGACTTTTTGATATCGACCGTCGACCTGCAGACTGTTGCCGGACCGTGTTGTCTTGTTTTCGTTGCTATCGGAATGGATCAGGTCGCCGCCACCGAGCACGACGCAAGCGCCGCTCGGTGGCGAGCGTTCGATAACAGCGTCGACCGATTCACCGATTACGCGCTCGGCAATTTTCAAATCCCAATTTTCGGACGTTTCCTTCCCCCAGGCGAACATTCCGAGATGCCAGTCAGCCAGCGGAATCAGCGTCAGGATATCGCTGGAAACGTCGACCGGCGCCGGAACCGGCTCGGCGGCCGGCGCATAGTCGGCGAACGCTTCCTTGATCGCTTCGACAATCGCCAGCGGATCCGCGCCGCCATCGCGCGCCAGGATATGCTTGTGCATGACCCGACCGTCCGCGTCGACCAGCGCCGTAACGCCTTTCAGTTTCAGCCCGGCGGGTATCTCGAAAACTTCGCCGTGCTCGGGCTTTTGCTGCACAGATCGGCCGTTCGGGCCGTCCGTCACCTGCGAAATATAATAGCCGGGCATCGCCGGCGCGGTGTCGAGCATAAGCCCGCGCTGCGCTGCGATCTTCAAACGATCGCTGAACGTATTCCGAGGTAGATCAAGCGACCGTGCTGCGGCCGCGCTGCTCGGGTGCGCGTTGCGGGCCGCGACAGCTTCGTTTAGCTGCTCGTCGGTCAGGGGAGGAACACCGCCCACGCGTCACTTGCGCTCTATATGGAGACTGGTCGCCATGGCGAGGGCGTTGGATAGTATTTCCATGCGTGAAATCAGCGTCTCGACGCGGTTCGACAAATGATCGAAAGCGAGGATTAACCGTTTCTCGGTCTTTTCGAGAGTCGCTGCCGAAACAAAATGCCGTTCGACGTGCAGTCTGTAGTCGTTCAATTCACGAGCGACCATATTGCGCTGATCCCGCTCGGCACTGATCTTTACCTCAATACGCCACCAGAGAGCGGCGATACCACTCGCGATCATTACAGCAAGTCCTATAGTGATGGTGCTCTCGTCACCGATCATTATGTCGAACCGCGCGAAAACAACGGCGCCAGGCCGGACTTGAAGCGCCCGTAAAGCGCATATCCGGCGCCCCAAAGAGTTACGAGGGCCGCACCGACCTCGACGATATAAGCGCCGTCCACGTCATAGCCGAGAATTTTGGCGATCATCGGAACGATAATGCCCAAGGCAGAGACGACCGAACCGACAGCCACCCGCGACTGATACGGCTTTTCGGCGCTCAGTTCGTTGACCGCTTTCGGATCAGCGGCAACATCCGCCTCAATCCGGTTGGCGGCGGCTAATCCAGCCTCCCGCGCGATCGCGGCTTTCACGACCATCGGAAGCACTGCTTTCACGACCATCGGAAGCACTGCTTTGACAACTGCGCCAAAGATCATGAACAATTCCTTCCTAAGCCGGCGTGCGTTTGCGCAGGACGATTCCGCGATTGCGCCACGCCACTGTGAGAATGATTGCGACGACCGCCGCCCATAGCGCCCAATTGGCACCGGACATTGCGACCGACCAGTCGAACACGTTGTCGGCAGGCGGTACGGAGGGTGCGATTGTCGTTTCGATGCCGGCGCCTGTCGCGCCGGACGTGGCTGTCGCGCCGGTTGTGATTTGTGCGGATCGCTTCGCCTCGATCGCGCGGACCAATGTGGCGCGCGTGGCGGGTCCGACCCGTCCGTCGATCGTGAGTTCCTTGTCGCGCTGGAACGCGCGAACGGCTGTAATCGTTACTGGACCGGCTACGCCATCAACAACGATATCGAAACCGAGCGTCACAAGTTGCGCCTGGTACTCTTTCGTGTCGGAATGTGTCGAAGATACAGCCGGCTGCGTCTTGTGCGCTCGACCGTAATTACCAGTCTCGAGCAACAACGCCTCGGCGGCCCGGCGACGTAGCAATCCACGCAACGGCTTGCTTGACCCACGCGCCGTAACAGCGGTCACGCGTAGTTTGGAAGCAGCGGCGGAAATTGCGCGCGAAGCGAGCGCCGTCGCCCATTTCCATTTCAGCGCGCCCGGCCCGCAATTGTACGAAACGTCGGTCGCGGCGTCGAATTCGTGCTGTTTGATTCCTGTCCCGGCGAAACGCTCGGCGACGGGCGGCGCGTATTCCTCGCGAATAAGCAGCGCGAGCGCCTCGCTTGCCTCGGCTGCTGTCATGGTGTCACCCATGCGCAGCTTGTGCCCACGTTTCGCTGTCCAATATCGACGGAAAGCCGCAGACAGCCAGGTACAGCCGATTCCAATGGTAATAACGCCACCGGAATCCTTGTACGCTTTCAATACCGTACCCTCGAACGCCGAGGTGAACGGGATCAGCTTTTCAGAGGCGGTTATAACTGACATGGCGTAACACTATCAGCCTAGGTGTTTACTGTCAACAAATTACCCGGCGAACACCAGCGCGGACCGTGCCAGATGATCGGCGCCGTCTTGTCGCGCGAAATTTCGCACACGATCGGTGTCGATCGGTAATAGGTGCATTCCGACCCTCAGCATTTTGTCGACCCAATAGTCCCAAGTCTGACAATTGACGTGATGAAAGCCCGGCTGCCCAGGTACAGCGTGCGACATGACCAGAAAACGGCCGCAAGCGAGCGAGGCGATAACATTGTCGACATGTTCCGGCGCGATATGCTCAACAACTTCCTGACAATGAACAAGGTCGACATTGCATCGTACAGGCTGTTTTGTAAGGTCGACCATGACAGTCGGAAACACCGCGCGGGCAACGTTTGACTCGAGTCCGTCGACTGCGATCGTCTGCACGCCTTTGTTGGCGAAGTACCTGGCGGCGTGTCCTAGCCCCGAACCTAAATCGAGAACGGACCCGATAGCAAACCGATCAATAATGTAATTCCAAGCTGTCGGCGCGAATGTTAACGGGTCGCCTTCCGCGATATTGCCGCCAAGGTGCGGCGCTGTCGGATCCTCGACGAAATGATATTTCATGTTCTTGCTTCCTCGTACCAGCCTGCGCCCCATAGCGTGCCGAGCCGTTTGAAATAGTCCTCGTATTTGATCGCGATCACGTCGCACGAATAATTGTCCAGGGCGTGCTTGCGGATCGCGTGCGGGTCGAGCATTTTCACGTCTTGCGCGGCTTGCAAGAACTCCGCGAAATGCCTGCATCGCCAGCCGGTCAATCCGTTGACGTTTGTTTCCGTAAACGCGCCCCAATCGCTTGTTATGGTCGGCGTTCCACACGCTTGCGCCTCTGGTACAATATTCCCGAAAGGCTCGATATAGACCGTCGGCGCGAGAAGCGCCGTGGCGCGCGACATAAGCCGCCCGCGTTCCTCGGGTCCGATCACACCGACGTATTCGGTTCCGCGCGGCGGTGTGCCCTGCCCGGCGACGACAAGCCGCTTTCCGAGTTTCGCGCAAACGTCGGCGGCAATCTGTTCGCCCTTACCGCACCCAAGTCGACCGATGAAGAAATAATAATCGTCCTTCTCGACCGAAAACGGGAATTGCTCGACCTCGAAATATCCGGATATCACCGCGTCGAACCAATGGTCGCCTTTCGCGGCGTTCGGGTTTCCGTGGCCTTGCGCGCCGTAACAAGTGTGCATCCACGCATAGCTCTCGAACACGCGATATTTGGCGAACGTCCCACCGTACCCGCAGCCAAACTCGACCGTCATCATGTGCGGGAGCGCGTCGGCGACTTGCTTGTGAGCAAGGCCGCCGATCAGGCAAACAAAGTCGGTCGGCCCGGCTCGGTCGCGGATCGCGTTTGCCACCCGGTCGTTGAAGTGTCGCCAATGTGGCAGCGAATAATCGAAACTCGCTTGTGTGTAGTGCTTGCCGCCGACCGCCGCGGCGCGTTCCGCTTCGCTGATACACGAAACATGCTCGTCGCATGAGGCCTCGTTTTCGTCGCCGGCGTATAGGATAACGTCGTGTCCGCGCACCTTCATCATGGCGCAAAATTTTCGCACTTTCTCGGTAAACGCGCAGGCGCTATATGCGCTCGTCACCTGTGTATGCGGTAGCGAAACGACGTGGAATTTCATAATGCGCCCTTTTCGATTGTGAGCGCAGACTATCGGCGCGAAGGTTGATTGTCAACGGACTTGTGTTTTAGTTGCTTTTATCTAATTCTAGCGGCCAGGCTTTCTTGAGATCACTGACAGTTGCCGCTGCGTCAATTGACGACTGGTAAGTCGCTGGTAAGTCGCGCAGCGCCTGCTTGTCGGCCTCGACTTTGGCAACGGCGGCAGCGTCCTTCTTGCTGTTCGCGATTAGCCCTTCGGTATCTTTTGCCACGAGCAGTTTGTCCCGAGCGGCCCGGATGCGCTTCATCTGGATTGCTCGCGCCTTGGTCATGTCGTGGTCGATGATTTTGTCGTTTACTTTCCACGCATCGCGGAACGTTCGATCTGTGGAAATGGCTCCCGGTGGTATCTCAGTGACAGACACGATGTTTCGACGGTCCTCGAAGGACCACTTGGTAATACACTCATCTGGGGTGACGTCGTCGACAGTCTCCATGACGGAAACACCGCCGTCGGCGCGTTCGATTGCGAATTTAGCCATTATGTTTGGTCTCCATAACCGACAAACGAATACCCTGTGGTATCTTCCTTATCTGCTGTACTTTCGTCGTGAGTAACGACTTTGACTGACCCTGCGGCTAAACTCTGAAATGACACAATTAACTGTTGTTCACCGCTGTTGCTTGAGTGCTGTGAAAACAAAGGTGTCCAAAAAGCAGACGTGAAGTCCGTGGCAATAGTGAATATGCATTCGCCCACGTCACTGTCGGTAATGCTTGTTATATTATGACTTGCGCGAAGTACCCAAGTACCTGCACCATTTACGTACGCCCAACACTTTGCGCTCCCCGGATGCCAATTCACATTCGCCGGGGTAGCGGCAACGGTATTAGAGACTGCCGCCTCCATTTCGGTTTGGCTTGCTGCGGCAAGGCCACCAGAGCCGGTCGGTCCCGTTGCGCCTGTTACACCGGTCGGTCCCGTTGCACCATTGACGCCGGTCGGACCTGTCGTGCCTGTCGGACCCGCAACCGTGCTGTCGGCACCGGTCGGACCGGTCGGTCCCGTTGCACCATT